TATCCCCTACCCTGTGGGGATTCTTAAGGGGTTTTAAGGAGAACGTGATGGCACTAAGGCTGTAGCCCATTAGGGGGAGGTCAAAACACTCGCTTTTTTGCAGAGGCTTGACAAATAGATAAAGAATGTTATAATATGTTCATAAACAAGGAGACAATATGAACATTAAAGTGCATATGGAGGCTCTTGCCCTCCTTACAAAGAAGAATTCCACTGCTGGGGTGGTGATGATGATGCTCCTGGGGCGTATGAATGGGGATAGTGTGTATATTTCTATAACAAACCTCCATGAATGTACAGGAATTGATAAGGGAAACCTCCGTAGAGCTGTTCGTTTCCTCCTTAGTGAGAATTACATTGATGAAGATCCCGAGATGTCTGGATTCTTCGTAATTAACCCTCGCTTAGTGCCTACAGAGGAGCGTCCCGTCTTCTCCTACCCTCGTATGAAGAATAGGATGAATGCTTTTCCTCGCCTCTCTCCCCCTAAAGTTACAAAGAGGGTTTATACAGAGGTGCAGAGGATGAATGAGATGACAGATGAGGATATTGCTAATGCTGTACTTAGTTAGGATGAGCTGGTATAGGGAGCACCCTACAGAAGAGTTCTCTAAACACTTCCAAGGTGCCTGTAGGAAAGAAGACATCAAGCTGATGAAAGATAAGCTCTGTGCCCAAGCTTGGCATCAAGGGATTCGTACCCCCTGGACAGATTTAAACGTCAGACCCCTAATGCCAGAGGAAGGAGATGAAGAGTAATGACTAAATTTAAGCCTGATGTAGGTATGATAGACTGGTATAGCATTTCCGTATCTTTCAACCTTCGTAACCTATCCCTTGACACACCCATTGAGGGCTATAGGTTTGAGGTTGATTTCATGGGGGGTAGCCTCCAAGAGAGTTTAAATAGTGTTGCTCAAGCTATTATAGATAAGGCCGGGGGAGAGGGAGAGGGCCCTCAAGTAGTATTACCTTTTAATATTTGTCGTAAATACTTTAATGAGGGATACCTCTCTCGTAGGTGGAGTGCTTATAGTCTGACAGAGTATGGCTGTAATACTGTGGGGCGTATGATAAGCAGTATGTGTGAGGGTGTGGCAGATAAGCTTTACTTAGATCGTCCTGAGGGAGATTGTCGATCTAGGGTATTGGCCATGCACACCCGTATAGAGGTGATGTAATGGGTATACAACTCATAGAAATCGACTATAGCTATAGCAAACTCTGCTATGTGTCCCTCCCGGAAGCCTATAAAGACTACAAAGAACTCCTCTCCCGCTGTAACTACGTTGTCCAGAACGTAATAGCTAGGACAATCACCAGAGCCCCTGGGAAGAAGGGGAGAGTGGGAAAAGTCAAGAAGATTACATTTTGTGTGGAGCTGTTGTAATGGATATGCCAATCGTATACCTCGTAATCAAAGATAGTGTTAATGCATTCATCCCTAATGTGAGTGCTACAACATCAATCACCCGTCTCGGGGGACGTACACGTATTGATTTGATACATGATGTCCTCCTTACGTTGTGTGAACGTCATGCAAACCCCGAGAGCATCTTCTCCTTCGATACAGTTACACGTCCCTACCTCCGTACTCGCACATTCCAAGTATTGTGTAACATCTTCACTCGTGGTTGTAAGATTGCAGCTAAGTGGGAGCTAGATCCAGAGGCTGAACAGGAGGATGGGGTAGTAGACCTAGAGAACCTGGAACTCCTCACTGAGGCTCTTGCGAGAATAGAGGAACTCCCTTCTGAGGGGAGGGATATTATGCGTATGAGGGCTATGGAATATACATACGAGGAGATCTCTGAATCTTTGGCAGACAAGGGTGTACAACTCTCCCCACTAGCCATTCGTCAGCGTGTCTTCCACCTTCGTAAGAAACTAACAGCTAGTATGGCCCCGGGTTAAGGTAAGGTTTAGGAGGATAGTAGAACATGTCAGATTTAAATCCCCAACAAGAGTTATTCCTATCGTATTTGTTCGACAAGGATAGTGAAACGCGAGGAGATAGTATTGCCTCTGCTGTGATAGCAGGATACGAACGTACATATCATGCTCGTCTAGTGAAGCACTTGCGTGATGATATTCGTGATAGGACATTGGACAGTTTGACAGCCCTGGCTTCTAAAGCTGTTAGTCAAATGGAAGACAGCCTCTCAGAGAATGGTAGTGTCCCCCGAGGAGAGGTTAGACTTAAGGCAGCCTCTGATATCCTTGATCGTATGGGTGCCGGAAAGCAGGCAGCCTTGGACATCACCTCTAAGGATGAGAGTATTTCTCCCCTTTTCGTATTGCCTGGGAAATCAGATGTCGAAGTGGACCCAGATTACGATGGTATTGACATCAACAAAGAGTAGATTAGCATGAATACAAACAAACTCTACATCCAACTCTCAACATGCCTTGGTGAAAGAAGCTACGAATCTGGAAGAGAGGAGTCTGGGGAGAAGCATTTCACATATGCCCTTCGTAAGAACACACCTCCCCACCTACAGGTTGGAGAGTTAGCCACACTGCTTTGTAGACATAAGGTAGATGAGGTGTACATCTCTGATGACGTTGTAGAGGAAGTGTGTGAGGAGGCCCTGGAGTATGTAGTGAGGGCTCATACGTATGACTGAAGAGATGTTCAGTCTGTGGGAGAAGATAAACCCAGACGTAAGGACAGCATATAAGAAGCTTATAGGAGAGCCTCGTACAAAGCGAGGACACTTCCTACCCATAGGCTATAAGAACGTAGAGGGGGCTTGGATACCAATTCCAGAGCTTGTAAGCATATTAGTTGAGGAATTGTATTTTGTTCGTTACCGTAAGTCTCATACTCTTCGGAGTGCTATATCTAAAGTTAAGATAACCTTTGACCTGATGGGAGTTAAGCCTCCCTCTGTCCAAGGCATGTCTAAGGTTTTGGATAGGCTCCATAAAGACTTGGGGCTAGCTACAGCCACACAGAAGGAGTTTATCTCCGAGCGGCAAAGGATGGCTCTGGAGGTTAAGGCAGCCACAGGTTCCATCCCCCACACTAAGGATTTACGTGAAGCCTATGCCAAGGTGAAGTATAAGGAGCAGAAGGATGAGTTAAAGGAGATACAAGACAAGGAACGTAGGCTCAAAAACCAGATGACTGGGCAAGCTAAGAGGGCTAAGATATCTGGCAAGACACTGACAGAAGATGTAAAGAAGACCAAGGTGAAGTCCACAGAGAATCCTTGTGCAGACGCATACCTTGCAGCGATGACATCTGGGGTGGTAGAGAAAGACATCGTGATGCCCCTCTACCTCAAGGCGATGGAGGAGGCTCTGGGTGCTCAGAGGAAGGTTGCATTTCTTCCCACACCTAAGCAGTATGATTTTATGTCTGCTGATGAGGATATTGTTTTGTACGGTGGCGCAGCAGGAGGTGGTAAGTCCTACGCACTCCTCTTCGACGCAATCCGCTACGCCCATATGAATGGGTATCGTGGTGTGCTTATTCGTCGTACCATGCCGGAACTACGAGAGCTTATTGACTTCAGTCGAGAGCTATACCCTAAGATATTCAAGGGTGCTAAGTACAACTCCTCCGAGAAGACGTGGAGGTTCCCCTCGGGAGCCATCCTAGAGTTTGGGTTCTTGGACAACCCTTCAGATAAATACCAGTATCAAGGAAAGCAATATGCATGGGTGGGCTTCGACGAGCTTGGGCTACAGGACACTCCTGAAGGCTTCGACTATCTTAAATCTCGTCTTCGTACTACTTTGCCTATCAAACCTGCTATTAGATGTACGGCTAACCCCGGCTCACTCTGGGTTAAAGAGAGATTCATTGACCCTGCACCTGCCAATACTACTTTTAGAGATAAGGCAGGGCTTACATATAGATTTATCCCTTCGCTAATAAGCGACAACCCCTATATCTACCAGAATGGTGAAGGGCAGTATGTTAAGATGCTTACATCGATGAGTGAGGTGGAGCGTAGACAGCTGCTGGAGGGTGATTGGACTGTAAGTGATGACTCTGCATTTCCAGAGTTTGAACTCAAGACACACGTTGTCAGTGAGGCTCTTCACTACCCTCCAGCACACTGGTCTAGATTCTGTGGTATTGACTATGGGTACTCGGATCAAAGTGCAGCAGTGTGGGGAGCTATTAATCCAGACTCAGGACAGGTGGTTATCTATCGGGAGTTTGCACAATCAGGGTTGGAGGGGTATCCTCTAGCCCAGAAGATTATAGAGCTGGAGCAACAGGACTTAGTTCCTATAGACCACGTTGTAGATCACACCATCTGGAACAAGTCAGGCCATACAGGACCAACCATAGGTCAAGCTATGCAAGCTGGTGGATTACGTATGAGGATGGCTGACAAGAACCGTAGTGGAGGTAAGATTCAAATACACTCTATGTTACGTATAGCCGATGGAGAGCCAGGGATGGTGATACTAGACTCTTGCCCTCGTACTATTCGAGAGTTACAGTCTCTAAGGAAGGTTGAGAAGAGGCCTGGGTCTGATGTAGAAGATATTAAACAGACAAGGCTGAATGGAAACCACAATGACCTGTATGATGCATTACGCTATGCGCTTATGAGTCGCCCCCGCCGTCAAACACTCCAAGATGCTTTATCCATAGACAAGGGTAAAGAGCATTGGGGTCGTATCAATAAGATGTTCAACTAGGTGCAACGCCTTTATTTAAATTAATTTATAGGAGGCAATATGCCACACCAAGGTGAACAGAAAAACTTATTGGACATTACAAGTCCAGGAGAGTTAGCCAAAGCCGAACTGGGCAATGCTGATGTAGACTTTGACGAGGATGCTGTAGCACGAGAGTTCCAGGTATTGAGCCTAGCCTCTCTAGTGAGGGAGAAGGTGGAAGAGGCCCGTGTAGGACGGTCAGATAAGGAGGCACGGATGTTCCGTAACGTTCGGTCCTTCAAGGGGCAGGACAACCAAGGTGATGCCCTGCGTAATGAAACAGAACTCACAGACATCTACCTCCGTACAACCACTGTCAAAACTCGGGCTGCCTTTGCACAGCTCACAGAGTCTGTACTGGGTGACTCCCGTTTCCCCATTGAGGTGACAGAGAGCCGTGTGCCTGAAGGTGTGGCAGAGTTTGCACACCTGGGAGAGGGCCCTCAAAAGGAGGAGAAGGGGGAGGTTGATGGGCGAGAAAGCCAAGAAGATTTTGGGGTGGATGCCCTAGCTTTTGGTTTTGAGGGTGATGGTCAAGAGCTATCTCCAGGAGCCGATGTAAACTCCTTTAGCTTCCTAGGAGGCTTGGAGGAAGAGCTTATGGGAGAGGAGGGCCTAGTAGAAGGCCCAGGACGAGGAGGAGAGCCTACAATACGCCCTGCTAAGATTGCAGCCCGTAGGGTGGATAAGGTTATCCAGGACCAACTAACCTCAGCTAAGGCTCGCACAGAGCTTCGTAGAGCCATCTTTGAGTGCTGTGTCTTAGGTGCTGGAGCCTTGAAAGGTCCATTCAATGTCACACAAACCTTCAACCGTTGGGAACGTGATGCAGATGGTAATATGCAATACAATCCCATCAAGAAGAAGAGTCCACAGCTCAGCTTCGTATCTATGTGGAACTTGTATACAGACCCGAACGCTACACGAGTAGAAGACTCTGACTGGATTGCTGAGAAGCATCGTATGTCTATGCGTAAGGTTGTGGAACTTAAGAATCGCCCCAACTTTGACGAGGATGCCATTGATGCCCTCCTAGCTGATGGTCCCAATTACGTTGAGAGTCAGTATGAGAATGAGATTCATAACCTTGTTGGCGATAATCCAGGTAATGACCGCTGGGAGGTTTGGGAGTATTGGGGGTATATGCCAGCTAAGCTTGTGCGAGAGCATGGTCTAGAGGTTCCTGAGGAGGCTGGAGATGTAGTGCAGGTGAATATGTGGTACTCGGGTCAGCGTGTCTTACGCGTCACCCTAAACCCCTTTCTACCAGCTCGCATCCCATACTACATCTTCCCATACGAGGAAAAGCCTTATGAGTTGATTGGTACTGGTGTTCCTGAGGCTATGGAAGACTCTCAGAACATGATTAACGGTTTTGCTCGTCTAGCCGTAGAGAACGGAGCTTTGGCAGGTAACTTGGTGTTTGACATTGATGAGAGTGCTTTGGTGCAGGGACAGGAGATGTCAATCTATCCTGGCAAGGTGTTCAAGCGCATGGCTGGGACACAGGGAGCCGCTGTAAACGCCATCCAATTCCCAGACACATCCCAAGCTAACTTGACAATGATGCGAGAATTCCGTCAACAGGCTGATGAGGCTACAGGTATTCCCAGTATCGCTCATGGTCAAACAGGTGTATCAGGATTTGGTCGTACCTCTAGTGGTATGTCAATGCTCTTGAACAATGCCAGCCTGAATATCAAAACCGTAGTGAGAAACATTGATGATTACCTCCTTAAACCTCTTGGCATGGCGTATTACAACTGGAACATGCAATTTAACGCAGATAACATGCCCGACATTATTGGTGATTTGGATGTTGTAGCACAAGGCTCTCAGAGTTTGCAAATGAAGGAAGTGCGGAGTCAGCGTCTACAGACGTTCCTACAGATTTCAGCCAACCCTGCTCTTGCACCTCTGATTAAGCTGCCTACAATCTTGAAGGATCTGGCACATTCTATGGATATGAATCCAGATGAAATCCTAAATAACCCTGAGGAGCAAGCAATCTATGCT